GTCCAAGGCTTCTGAACGCGAAAATCTCTCTAAAATGAGTCCCGCTCAACGTGCTGAAGCTCGTCGCGTAGAGAAAATAATCAAGGAGCGTGGCTGATGAACCAGTATCTGAACGAAATCTATAAGCAAACCGCAGACGAAGGCTACTTCGACTATGCCCGTTGCGAACGTCCTGACGGAACCTTTTATGGAACCGGTGGTCGGTGCGTTCTCGGCACCAAAGTAGGAGCACGTGTGGATGAATCCTCCGGACGCAAAGGAGGAGGAGGAGGAGTATCTAAGGAAGACGGTGATAATATCGCGGCTATCGCTAAGAAGGGACTCGCCGCAGGCTTAACCAAAGCGGACATCATGAAAATCCAAGACGATGTTCGTGCTGAGACTGGTCGTAAACAGATCAAACAAGGTGACCTGGACATCTTCCTGAAGTATACCAATGCCCGATTGGGTGGTGGAGAGGAGAAGACTGCCTCTCCGACGCCGAAACCCAAAGCCGAAGCAGCTCCGAAACCGAAGGCAGAGCCTAAGGCTAAACCTGCGGCTAAGACTCCTGAGCAGAAAGCCGAGGAGAAGTACCTGGCGAAAGAAGAGAAGGTCAACAAAATAGCTGCGAGAATGGAGGAGCTCAAGAGGCAAGTTGAAGCAAAAGGTGAGAAAACCTACTTCAACACTCCGGGTTTTAATGCGGTGAATAAGCAGCTGAAAGAGGAGTTTGGTGTCTCGATTGCGCAGCTCACTAGCATGCAGGTGAAGTTAAGGGAGGAGATACCGGAGAGGCTTAAAGAGGAAAGGAAGCAGGAAAGAATTAGGAAGGCCAAAGCGGAACTCGCAGCAGCAACTCCGGCTCAGAGGAAGAAACTCATCGAGGAATACCTGGCGAAGAAACAGAACAAATACGATATGACCGATGAACGGGATATAAAATATGTTAAACAAAATCTAGATGACATGAAAAAGTTCATGAAGAGTAGTGAAGAATTGAACACTCTTCAGAACCAAGTCGCTTACCAAGGTATGCGCCTGCTTCACATGCGGATGCTTGCAGCCACCAAGGAGAAACGAGCCGGTGAAATAGCCGCAGCTAAAGCAAGGGAGGAAGAGGCTAAGAAGGCTGTCTCTTCCGCGCCGAAGTACAACGCCACTCCCGGATCTGCGAAACCAGTGGCAGCCGCTAAGGACCTTGGACCCAAGGTTAAAGAGTACCTGGAGACTAAGGAAAGGAGGGACAAACTCAAAGCTGAGATGGATAGGCTGGAAAAGCTTCCGTTCGAAGAGAGGAAAAAGACCAACTACACTAAGGTGGAGAACGATTACCTGGAAGCCAACGGCGCTATGATACGGTTGGAGCGCTCAAGAGACTTCATGGAACTGAAGAACATCTACGAAGCCCAGAACTTCAATTCTAAGCCTGAGCTCGTGGCAAAACGTTCCGATCTGGAGAGCCGCAGCGACCTACTTAAGCAACCTGATGGTCGTAACATCGTGGCTTACCGTGGTGTAACAACCCTGGAATTTGCAGATCAGTTCAAAGGTCTCGGCTCGGAAGGAGCCACTCACTTCGCTGGCGAAGGCATTTACGGCAACGGAAGTTACGCTGCTTCTGGACCTCCTATAAAGAAGAGCAGTTTAAGCGAGGGAACAGCCCAAGGAACAGCCCGATCTTACGCAGGGTCCAACAGTCCAGGAGGTAGTAAGAGGTCCGAAAGAATCACCGCTTTTGGTTTCAGAAGCGATGCGAACGTGCAAGACTTCTCACGCCACGGTAACGATTACGACAAGAACTTCAAAGATTTCGCTGCTTGGGGACAACAAGTGCGAAAGGACGCTGAAGCCAAGTATGGAGTGCCCTTCGACGATGTTGGAAAAGCAGCCGCTGCTATGGGTGTTCACGCTTACCGCGTTCCGATGGATGAAGAAGACTATTGGGTGGTCCTCAACCGAGGAGCTGTTGTCGCCGCACTCAACCCTGAACTAGAGATAGACGAATGAACATCAACGATCCCCTAAACAGCCGCCAACTCGCCGCAATGATTCAAGGAATCAAAGGTGATAAGCGTGACCAGTTCCTGGCTGATGCTAGGAAATCCCCAAACATGGAAGCGTTCATGAAACACTTCCTCAAGACCAACTACAACGGAGACCCCGAATGACCTTCCTCATCACACTCGCCGCCGCATTCATCGGTGCTACTTTAGGCCAGGCTCTCTGTCTCTATGTGGTGGGAGGTATGGCCCATCGTGCTGAGGCCAAGAAAGCTGAGGAACTGCAGAAAGCCATGTGGGAGTACGACCAAGCCTTAAAAGCTGAGCGTCGTCGGATGGAGAACTACGCTAAAATGGAAGGGTAGGTTTACCTCTGCTAAACCGGCTATACTATAAGAGCCAAAACCACGCCACATGAACATATTTGCCGTCGACGAAGACCCGATCCTGGCCGCGCGAGCGTTGCCAGACAAACTCGTCGTGAAAATGCCCACTGAGTCTCTCCAGCTCTTGACTCCGTGGGCTTTCAACACCCATGGTATCCTCATCGCTAAACCAGATGGGGGTTCCTACGGAACCAAAGGATTCGCCCATCATCCTTGCAGCAAGTGGCAGTACGAAGACCCTGCTAATGTCGCGTGGCTTTTGCTCCACGCATTCGGTCTTGCCGGTGCTTACACTGAACGATACGGGAAGAACCATGGCGTCGTGGGTGGCCTATTTCAGCTGGCCAACCTCTTTGAAGAAAAACACGGACTGCCGTCTGAACTATTCAAGCATCACACGCCATTTGCGCTAGCGATGCCTGACCGTTTCAAAGACGAAAATGATCGCGTGGGTTCTTACCGCCGCTATGTAAACGAAGCCAAAGGCTATGCCGTCTGGCGATACACGGAACCACCCTCTTGGTGGAGCGAAGAAGCGCACCGCCCATGCCGAGAAGAATACCTGAAACTACGGGAGAATAAAAAGATTACCAGAAAGAGCAAGGATGAGCATCCGGTCGTATCGTCAACCGTACAAAGTTAGCGGGAAGTTTGAATTCCCCAGATATTTTGAAGCCTACCAGAAAGCAGTCGCTTCTGTCTGGCGACCGCAAGAAGTTTCATTTGAGTCCGACATCCGTGACTGGCAGAACGCCGGAGAAGATGAGCGCGAAATTATCGGAGGAATCCTCCGTGGGTTCACCCAGCTTGAGTGCTACGTCGGTGATTATTGGGCGAACATCCCTAAAATGTTCCCTAAGCACGAGATCGCTGCCATGGCTCGTGCGTTCTCTTTCTCGGAAGTAGTCCATGCGGAGTCCTACAACCTTCTCTCTGATACTCTCGGGATTGACGAGTTCGAAGCATTCCTGGGAGACCCTGTGGCCCGTCAGAAGATTGACTATTTCCTCTCTGAAAGAGGAGATAAGGTTGCTCTGGCTATTTTCAGTGGTGCTGGTGAAGGTGTTAGTCTTTTTAGCTCTTTCGCAGCTCTCCTCTCACTGAACCTCGGCGGGAAGTACAAGGGAATAAGCCAAATCATTTCTTGGTCGGCTCTTGATGAACAGGCCCATAGCGATGGTGGTATAGCCCTATTCAAAGACCTTTGCAAAGAAGAACCTCTCACCGAGGAAGAAGTTAACGAAATCTTCGAAGGTTTCCAGCAGGTGGTTCAGAACGAATACGCCTTCATCGACAAAATCTTTGAAAACCGGTCCTTGGTTAACATTACAGCGTATGACCTCAAGCAGTACATACTTTACCGGGCCAATGATCGTCTTCGCGCTCTGGATATCGATCGCTCTTTTATGTTTGATGCTGAGGGGGCCAACCGAATAAAAGATTGGTTCCACCCATTGATGGCCGGTTCAACCAGCACCGACTTCTTTGCGCAGTCCAAGGACGGAAGTAACTATATCGCTAAACCCACCCAAGACTTTAACTCTGTCAATCTTCGGAATCTGAAACTAGTCCTTGTATGACCGACCACTCCCTTGTCGCGCCCGAGTGGCTGAGTGACGAGGGGATGCAAACTCTCTCGGCAGGCTACCTTCTGCCGGGGGAGACCCCTCGTGCTATGTTTATGCGTGTGGCTTCTGCCGCCGCAGCTATTAATGATGACCCCTCCCTTCTGGACGACCTTTTCACTTGCCTGTGGAATGGCTGGATTGGTCTTGCATCTCCCGTTGCTGCCAACTTTGGTACTTCCCGAGCTCTGCCAATTTCTTGCTATAGCGTTCACCTTAGCGATAGCGTTAGCAGCATCTATTCTCACCTCAAAGAAGTCGCCCAACTGAGCAAGAACGGTGGTGGCGTTGGTATTTATATGGGCGATGTTCGTCCTGCCGGGGCTCCTATCTCAGGAGGTGGAAAGTCAACCGGCATTGTTCCGTGGGCGCAACAATACGATCTCTGCGCGCGAGTTGTCTCTCAAGGAGGCGTCCGACGAGGGTCGTTCGCTATCTATCTCCCGATTGATCATCCCGACGTCCCAGAGCTCCTGCGGGCGAAAGATCACTCTAAGGGCGACCCGCGAAAGTTCATCGACAGCAACGTCGCTCTGACGGTTAGCGATGAGTGGGTGGAGTCCATGATTGCTGGTGACCAAGCCAAGCAAGAGTTGTTCGGTGAGGTGATAAAGACTCGCCTCCTCTCAGGATCTCCTTATCTCGTCTACATCGACAACGCTAATCGACAAAACCCGAAGTGCTATGTCGATCGAGGGCTCTCGGTAAAGACTTCTAATCTTTGCTCTGAGATCTTCCTACACACAGACGAGAACCACACATTCGTTTGCGTGTTGTCATCCCTAAACCTCGCTCGTTATGACGAATACAGAGACTGGGTTTCGCCAACTGGGCGGACCGTACCTCAGCTCGCGATACACCTCCTTGACGCCGTCGTTAGTGAATTCATCCGAAAATCTCAACACCGAGTTGGACTCGGCCGTGCTGTTAAATTCGCTGAAAAGTCTCGAGCGCTCGGGCTTGGCACCATGGGGCTTCACACCCTGTACCAGAAAAGAGGACTACCTTTCCGATCTGAGGGAGCGAGGAGCCTGAATGTTGAGTGCCACCAATGGATTCGTTCTGAGTCAGAGACCGCATCAAGAGAACTGGCAACCAAGTTTGGGGAGCCAGAGTGGTGCATCGGGTCTGGTCTTCGTCACACTCATTTGCTTGCTATTGCTCCTACTCGGACAAATTCTGTTATTAGCGGAGCGTTTAGTCAGGGCATTGAACCCATCGACAGCAACTATTTCGTAGCCAAACAGGCCAAGGGGACTTTCGTTCGGAAGAACCCCGTCCTTGAACAACTGTTCTGCGAAAGAGGGGTTTCAGACAGTATCTGGGATGATATACTTCAGGAGAAAGGCAGCGTTCAACACCTGCCATCTGATATTCTCTCCGATCACGAAAAGGAAGTCTTCCTCACGGCTCGTGAGATTGACCAGTTTGAGCTTGTAAAACAAGCGGCTGACCGGCAACCCTTCGTCTGCCAAGGCCAGTCCCTCAATCTTTTTGTTGACCCTGAGTGCACCCCTGAGTATCTTTTCAAGCTTCACCTGTCAGCTTGGAAGATGGGGCTCAAGTCCCTTTACTACCTGAAATCTAGTTCCCTTCTGACCAAACGTATTTCTGACGCGATGATCGTCACCCGTGAGGGTTGTCCCTGGTGCGACCGCCTCAAGGACAAGCTGAAGGAAGACGGGATCCCCTACAAAGAGATCACCAAGGAAGATGCCCTTGGTATTGGTATCTGGAAATCAGACTGGCAAACTGTTCCTCAGCTTTGGCTGAGAGGGGAGCACATCGGAGGTTACACCGACTATGTAAACCGAAACACCTATGCCCCTGCTGCTATCCAAGAATGCGAAGCCTGCCACGCTTAATATGTCTCGTCGCCGACTAAAGAAGTATCCTCCTTTGAACAAGGAGCAACAAGAGTTGGTGGAAGAACATCGATGGATAGCCGGACGACTGGCCTACAGTGCTAAGTGCTTAACAGGCGGCCATACGGGGATGTTTACCAAAGAGGACCTAGAGTCGGTGGCATATTTTGCCTTGTGCGTGGCTGCCACTCGTTACACTCCAGAACGAGGTATCAAGTTTAGCACTTATGCCTGGAACACTGCTCGCGGTTACATCCAACACGCTCTGAGGGATCACTCTCGAATGGTGCGTCTTCCTCGTTGGATCAACGAATACCGCTACCGTCTGCGAGAGCTTCTGAAAGAAGGGACACCTTACGAAGAAGTTCTCTCAACACTAGGGATAACAGAAGAAAGAGCCATCTTGTGCGAACTTAGCTGGGCTGAAATGCACGCATCCTACGACCATAAACCCGAAGGTTGGAGGGAAAGGGAGTTCATCTATGAGACAGATGAAGCTAAAGTGATGCTAGGGTCTCCAGAAATTATGGAGACTCTGAGAGCCCTCCCCGATAAAGACCTCGATCTCCTGCTGGCTTATGTCGATGATCAACCTCTGGCCTCTGTGGAACGCAAAAAAGCAGAGACCATGCTCGAACAACTCCGTTCTATCGTGTATGACCGACGACCTGTCCATCGAGAAACAACTCCGACTTGAGAACATTCGCAGAGGTCTTAAAGACCTTAGCCGCGAGGAGTTGGAAGACATGCTTATGCAAACCACCGAAGCCCTAGTGAAATTAACCACCAAAGTAAACGATTTTTGCAAAGCTAATGGCCTCCTTTGACGCTAAGAAATTCTTTGATTTCGCATACTTTGCGGACCCCGCAAACCCTAAGCATGTAGAAGCTTACAACAAGCTCTACGAAGTTATTAAATCTCTGGATGCCTCCCAACTCACTGACGAAGCGGATTGGGTGGAAATCTACCGCACTAAACCTCCCGCTCCTGCTATTTTAGGAGTCCGTTACTTCAGCCAACGAGACAACTACCGAGATGCTAGCCGGACCTGCTTTAGTTCTTCTTGCGCTATGCTCACCGAGTTTCTTAAGCCGGGCACTCTCCCAGGTGACAAAGGTGACGACAAGTACATTCAAGAAGTCTTCAAACGAGGGGACAGTACCGACGCAGCAGTCCAAGTCCAGACCTTAAAACACTTCGGCATCAATGCCTCCTTCAAAACCAACGGATCCTTGGGGACTTTGGACGCTCTTCTAGCCCAGGGCATTCCTGTTCCCGTGGGTATCCTTCATCACGGTCCTGCTAATGCGCCTTCAGGTGGCGGCCACTGGTTGATCGTCATCGGTAAGAAAGGGAAAGATTACGTAGTGAACGATCCGTGGGGTGAACTGGATCATCTCAGCGGGACCTATATCTCCTCCTACGGAAAAGGACTTACCTATAGTGAGAACATGATGAAAGCTCGCTGGACGGTTGAGGGTCCTGGCTCCGGTTGGTTTATTCAAGCTCAAAAGTAAGATGCACGTTCAGAGCATATTTTCTACTCCTCTTGGGGTGGAAACCTTGGAAGGCGACCCAACTCTGACAAGAGAAATCCTGGACTCGGTAGGGTGGGACTCTTACGATGGCGTGGGGAAAAGTCCCGGAAACGACTTCCTTAAGGACTTCCCAGTGTTAGGCAAACAAATACTGGACGCATTCAATGTAATGAAGGGGGAGTGGCTAGGTCTTTCACAGACAGAGTTTAAGATCTCAGCCTCTTGGGCCACTCGGACCGAACCGGAAGCGGAAGGACCGTTTCATCGCCATTACAACAACATGTTCACAGGGGTTTACTACCCTCTGGACGACAATTACTCCCCTCTCCAGGTTCTCCGAACGAATTCCGAGCCCACATCCTTTTACATCGCAAGAAACCAGGACAATCCCTTTTGTTCTGACTCGGTCTTTGTGGTGCCCCACCAGCACTTGATGACAGTGTTTCCTAGCTATCTGCTACACCGGATCACTCGTAACCGGAGCGATAGCCTGAGGTATTCCATCGCGTTCAATTTCTTCCCCGTGGGTAACCTGGGGGAAGACGATTCTTCCGTTTGCGTGGTGGATGCTAGACCTATAGAAGGGTAAAACCAATCGTATGGACAAGTCAGTTACCGCGAGGTCTGGCCCGTTAAGTCGGTGGTGTCCAGTGAAAGGGAAGGCCATGCCTTCTCTTGTGCGGTGATGACTCTTGTACCGCACCTGATGATCTCGAGTCTTTGTCATGGCCACTCCCACTTCTAGAAAGAGGGCCACACCTCGGGCAAAGCCCATGCCGTTAACCAACGTCATTAAAATAAGTGTTGTTGTTTGGACGGCAGGGCTTCTCACAGCGTATTACGCTAGGATACTTCCTCAGATGGATGCCACATTCATCGCTGGACTTCTGACTAGCACCCTAGGTTCCCTAGGTATCGATGTGATGAAAAAGTCCGATGATGACGACAAACCTGCGCCACCAACGGCGCCAAAGATACCCACTCGTACAACAAAATCCTGACAATGGAACTCAAGCAAGCTCTCGCCCAACTGATTGATACTTACGCCGACGCAAAGGCTTCTAAGAATCAGACGCTGATGGCGTTCGCTACCCAAGAACTTCAGAAGTTCATCCAATCCGTGGAACTTGTGGTTGCTTCGGAAGAAAACGAAGTTGTTGCTACTGTAGACTGATGGCTGACAAGCTGCCTCCCGGGCACGGAATAAAATCCCACAAAGACAAGATGGGGAAAGTCATGCACGAGTGGAAGCATGGCACCCTGCACTCTGGTACTGGGAAGAAGGGTAAGAAAGGACCCAAAGTGACGAGTCGGGAGCAAGCCATCGCCATAGGCATCTCAGAGTCAAAGCACGCTGAGACGCTGAGGGGATTGGGGTACTCCGAGGAGGCAGCTAACGCAGTGGCGGAGCTTTATGATTTCATCTCTGCCAAAGACTCTGCGGAGGACGCGGATGAAGGTCCCACTAGTGATGTGGATTCAACTCCGGGAAAGCAGAAACCCCTGCGCACAACTAAACAGGAGTCGCAGGGTTCAGTTCAAACATTCCCTACATTACCGAAACAAGCACCTGGAAACAACGACTTTGACGAAGGTCCGATGATTCGGGCTCGGAAAGGTAAGTGCCCAACAGGAACACGAGCCGTCGGAGGAGGATTCTGCCGCAACCCCGAACCAGGTAAGAGGCAGTACTTTGAGATTGAGAAGGGGAAAGGTTGCCCTCCAGGTAGTCGTTCCGCCGGCAAAGGTCGTTGCCGTGTGAACTTCGCTGAGAGCACGGGTGTGGAGAACGCTGTCAAGGCCATAAACAGCACTCCCTGTGAGAAGAAGAAGAAAGACCCAACCGCACCCAAAGCGGAAGTTGCTAAACCCACGACTCCGACTGGTCCGACAGAGCCTGAGAAACCTGTGACCCCAGAACGTCAAATGGTTAGGGATGCCGCGAAGGAACGGGCAGATCAATGTGCTAAGCAAACTGGGAACTAATGAACAAAGGATTCTTTTCCGACGACGCTCAAGCAGTTTGGGACTTCGTCCGATGCCAACGACCCGACGGCTCGTATTACGGAACCTCAGGCAAGTGTCGTCAAGGTACTGAGGTGGCTGCCAAGCTCGCCAAAGTCCCCAAAGAGAAGCTGAAGAAGTTAGCCCAGCATCCTAAGCTCACTCCGGATCAGCGGAAACAAGTAATGGAGGCCATTAAGAAACCAGCGGCACCTTCTGGCTGGCCGGACAGCACACCGCCGAAAGTAGAGAAACCCAAGGCCAAAGCTGAGCCAAAACCGAAGGAAGAGAAGAAAGAGACTTCCGCACAGTTGAAGAAAAAGTACTCTGACCTTGTAAAGAAACAACAGGCGCTCGTCAAAGAAGGAAAGATCGACGAAGCCACTAAGCTGAGCAAAGAGATAGGGGCAGCCTACAAGAAGTGGGAGGATTCCAGTCCTAAGAATCAGAAAGTGGTAGAGAAGAAGATAGCCGCCGATAAGAAGGCGGAAAAGGAAAAGCCAGGAACGATCGAGAAAGAGCTTAAGGCTCAGAATACAAAAGCACTGCAAGCGTTCCGGAAGTGGAAAGACGCGGAAGATGAGAAAAAACCAAAAGAAGAGGTTGCCAAGCTGAAGAAGAAGTTCCAAGTGGAACAACAGAAAGTAGCGGTACTGAAGAGTAAGCTCGAAAGTAACACCAAAAAGAGTCCAGGTGGTGAAATAATCGACAAAGCAGCCGAGAACTTCAAAGAACGCCAAGCAGAGTACAACCGGAAAGCAGAAGAAACCAAACTGTCCTCTTCCCAGAAAGCAGCTCTCAATCGGTACACTTCCGAGGATCAAAGCTTCGGTGGAAACTTCGGCTACCGTCAGCTAAATGAGTGCGCCCGGAACCCACCTAGGTGTGATGATCCGAAGGAGGCTAAGAAGTTCACCAAGGAACTAGACTCAGCTGTGGCGGCTCTGCCGAAGAATGATAACGGGGATTCATTCTTCCGAGGTATTTACGTGAGTGATAACGACGCCACTAGCAAGCTCTACGACTTTCTGGAGAATGCCCAACCTGGCAAACGGTTCAAAGACCCTGGCTTCGGTTCTTACACCTCCGACCCCGCAACAGCTAGGGACTTTGGGGGATCTTCCAATAAGAAATCTATCATCTTCATCAGCCGTTCCAAGTCTCTCACTCCTATCGCTCCCTACTCCGATCTTCGGACAGAAAACGAGGCGCTACTTCCAAGGAACACGGAACAGACTATTCGCAAGGTTACCAAAGACGGCGACCAGCTCATTGTTGAGGTAGACTAAAATCATGAAAAGAACCCCCATAGGCAACCGCATGCAGAGCTTCATGTTCGAGTTTGAAGACGAGGACGGGAAGACAGAAGTCATCAGCGATACCACAGAGGGCGGGAAACCGTCAGAAGAAGAGGAAGAAGACGGGTAAGTAGTCAGCGCTCACATCTTGCTCTTAGAGCCCTGAGTATCATG